TGGCCTTTTCGACCTTCTTGACATATTTTCGCGGCATCTTGCGCTCGCCGCGGACGATCTGGCGGGCGAATGCGTGGGAAACCCCCATGGCCTCGGCGATCTCCTTGATCATGACCTTGGTGATGATTTTTCCATCTGAAATGAGAATCATCTTGAATCCTCTCTATGGGGCCGGTTCTGGGGGCTGCTTCCTGCATCGTGCTAATATTGTAGACAATTGTCTAAAAAATGTCAAGTAAAAAATAGATGTTTGTGTGAAAATTTTATATGCGCCTGATATTATTATTATTTTTCGACTTGAAAAACGACAATTGACGGTTTTGCAGGGGGAGCCATGAAAAAAATAAACTCGTCCGAGATGTTGGTCTTCGGGAATTATCCTGGAAGATATATCCAGGGCGAGAGAAATACTTAATGAGCCAGCGGCCCAAATCTGAATTTGGTCGGCGGCTAGATTCTCTTCGCAAAGAGGGGGAATTGAAAGGAGAGTTCGCCGGCAGAATAGGAGTTCATTATACCAGTCTGTCTAACTATTATTCTGGAAGAATTCCCGCATCCACAGTGATCTTACAAATCTCCCTCCGCACCGGCGTCTCTCCCGATTGGCTCCTGACCGGGCGCGGGCCAAAATTCATACCCCCGGACCATTTGGCAAACCAGGTCCAAGGCTTCGACCCCGCCCACGAACGCGCCCGCGTCCTGGGCCATAGACATAATAGGGCCATGACGGACAGGGACCGCGTCGAATACATCCACGCCCTCATCCAGGAGCTCGACCTTAAAAAAGAAGACCGCGACGACCTGGCCGTGCTCTTCTCCGACCTTATCACGGATCCCGATCTCCGTCGGCTCGTCCTCCATTATTATACATACCTCTCGCAGGCCAGGCCAGGACAAAAAAGGAAAAAAAGGAGGCCCTAGATGAATTATGTCATATCAAAAGCGGCCGTAGAGCCGAACAGAGCCGAACAGAACCGAACAGAACCGAACAGAGCCGAATAGAACCGAATAGAGCCGAACAGAGCCGAATAGAACCGAATAGAAAATGAAAAGGAATTTTTTAACGGCACTGAGTTTGATCGGATTTTGCCTCGCCGTGTGCACAGCCTGCGGGGGAGATAGCGGCGGCGGAGGCGGCGGCTCCAATCCCGGCCCCGGGCTCGAGCCTCCCGCGGCCCCGGTCGATGTGTATTACGAAAAAGTCGAGTGTCTGGAGAACCATGACTCGTGGGGGATTATCAAGGTCAGGGTGCGGTGGGGAGACAGCGCGGACAATGAGGACGGCTACGACGTGGAGGTGACGTTCGAAGGAGGCTCGGACTACATCCTGCGTGAAATGCCGGCCGACTCGGACCGCGCATTCGTCGAGATCACGTTGGGGGACGCCGGGCCGACTTATTGCTCTTTCTATGTGACCGCCTGGAACGAGGCGGGCGAATCGGATACCGTGAGCGGCGGCCGACTAGATTGGTATCCGGAAGCCTTCAACTTCTGCCAGTGACGCCGCTGGGGGCCGGGTACAAATAAAGGCTGGGTACAAAATCGGCTCCCCCTGGAAAGGCTCGATTTATAAGGCTTTTTTAGGCTGGAAATTGTCTATTCTGTTACAATTTTACCCCATTTTTTTCTTGACAAATGTAACATATCGTGTTACGTTATTGTCAGATGGAAGGGAAGAAAACAAAAACAACTGACCGCTCAAGTGGCAACAAGAAAGAGGAGGAATGAAAATGATTTTTAGAATCTTCATCGAGAACAGGATTTATGGGCCGGCGGATCCTTTCATGCAATTCAATAATCGCGATGAGGTTGAGAATTTCGCACGCGAGGAATTTGCATCAGATTTGGAGGCTGGCAGCAATATCATTATAGAGGAATGGAGGGTGAGCGATTTTCCCGATCCGGAATCTGTGCGGCCGGGCCAACTTAATCTCACACTCCAAGCATCAGCCAAATTTGATGATGATAAAAATCAATTTCGCTGGGATTCCTGATCGCTCGAATGTTCAACCGCGCGCGCTACAATGAGGCCCGCGAGGCCCTCGGGCTCACCCACCAACAGGTGGCTGACCAGGTCAGGGTGGACCGCGTCTCCGTCCACCGATGGCTCAGCGGATCGGCCCGGCCGACCCTGGATCACTTGGTTCGCCTTGGGCAGGTTCTGCAAATCGATTGGCGGGAACTTGTCGATGGCTAGGCGGCGGCGCTTGACAAAAGCTGAATATACCATTTATAATTAATACATAGGTTCTCGCTTCCGCTTCAACGGGCGCTCTTCCCATCCTCGGGGAGGGGCGCCGGAAATCACCGGGCACGCGCCCGGCCCCCGAACTGATAGCCCTCGCAATATAAAGCTCCCTTGATTTCGCCCCCCGCGATGCGAGGCGCACATGGGCGACCTTTCGCAGCATTTTTCAAGCTCGGAATTCACATGCGGCTGCGGCTGCGGCTTTGATTGCCCGAGGCCCGAGCTGATCGAAGCCCTCGAAACCCTCCGCAGATTCATTGCCGACAAACATGGCGAGCGTCCCATAAAAATCCTCTCCGGCTGCCGCTGCTCCCTCCACAATAAGGCGGTGGAAGGCGCCAGGCATTCGAGGCATCTCTACCGTGATGCCGCTGACATCGCCGTGCCCGGACTCACCCCCGGCCAGGTGATGGAGCTGGCGCAACGCGTCGGCCCAATCAAATCCACAAGCGGGGGGGTCCCCGACGGCTTCGGGGGCCTCGGCATAGGACACTCCAAGATACACGTTGATGCCCGGCCCAGGAAGGCCGACGGCACAAGGGCGCTGTGGACCTACGGCGACAGAAAATACAGGTGGGCGAAAGAATGAAACGCGGGTTTTCTTTTCTTTACAAGAAAGGCGACAAGGCCTCAAAGACGGCCTTCTGGCTTTTTGCAATCTTCATGGTGACCACCGGCTTTATGGTGATGGTGCTGGTCCGGATCGCCATGCTCCCGGATAATCTGTTTGTCGAGGCCCTGGCAAAAGCCGCGGCCTTCTACGGCTTTGTGCAGGCAATAATCGCCATGCTCTACCACAAGGGGAAGAACGGACAGGCTTAGGAGGTTGTTGGAATGTTCGACTGGATACCAAAAGCGATCGAGACGACCAAGAAATTCGTAGGCGACGAGAATTTCAGGAACGAGGTCAAAGAGGCTCTATGGGAGGACGGCTGCGAGAGCGCCGCGGCGCTAATCTGCGACGTGGAGCGCGTGGTTGAAAAAGCCTATGAGCTTTATGTGGAGGCAACTACTGGCTCGTAAAATCACATATGGCGGGATCGTCATTCTCGCCCTTTTCCTCGTTGCGGCTTTGTGGGGGTCCGCAAGACAATACAGCCTGCGGAAGGCCGCGGCCGGGGAGCTTTCGGTCCTCGGTAAGAAACATCTTGCAACCCTGAATGATCTCGAGGATGCGCGTGCCCGGATCGCTTTTCTGGATTCCGAGCTGGCCGAAGAGAACGAACGGGTGGCTGAACTCAAAAGACGGATCAACCAGGGGGCGAAAAACACCGAGGTCGAGGTCCCCGAGGCCTGCGGGACTTGCGCACAGATTCCCTTCCCTCTCGAGACCGACAACCGTTATCGGCGCTGCTGGACCGATGATGCATGGAGTGAGCCGCTGCGGGTGGAGATCAAGGAGCCTTACGACTCGATGATCATCGGGCCCTACAAAGACGCTTACGGCGCCTGCAAGTCAGAGCTGACCCGCTCGGAGCGCTACCATCCGGTGAGGCTGTTGGCCGAGGGCTCCGGCGCTTACGGTTTCGCGGGCGCGCACGCGGGTGCGAGCGTATTTATCGAGACCGGCAGGAGGTGGAAGCTCGGGGTGGGCGCCATGGCACAGGCCGATTTATACGGGTCCGGACAGGTATCCGGCGATGCGGCGCTGGCCGTGCGGCTGCGCTACAGGATGTGGCCGAGATGAACGATCGGGAAAAAGACGTAATCGCGCGGGACGACCACAAGTTCCGCTTGGAGGTGCTGACCAAGCTGGGGGCGATGGAGGCCAACCACAAGGACATGTGCCGGAGGCTTGACGAAAACCACGAGACTCACCAGGCGATCTTCAATAGGATGGACAACATCGCGGGGGACATAAAAAAGAACAGCAACGATGTAAGCGAGATAAAAGGAAAGGCCTCAGCCTGGGGAGCTTTTATGGGAGCGTTGATGGGCTTTCTGGCCAGCCTGGGAATAAAAAGTTGGACATGAGCAAGAAGAAAATACAGAGCGGGAAGCTGGGTTCGGGAACGGGCACATGCCCGTACGGACAGCGTTTCCGGCGCGAGTGCAAGCTGATCTACATGGAGCAGCGCACGCTGGCGGGGGTGATTCGCACATTGAAGGCCCGCGGATATAAGCATCCGCCCAACAGGAAGACCCTGACCGAGTGGCGCGACGAGGAGGGCTGGAAGGAAGCGCTCACCATCAACGACCAGATCGCGGGCGCCGAAGACCTCGAGGATAAGGACGAACTCGAGAAGCTCCTCGCGCAGGTCCAGACCATGAGGAACGTAGCGTATAAAAAGATAGTGCGCGAAAACGACGGTGTGTTCGAGATCAAGGAGTCGAACTCGCAAGATTTTTACGCCTACAATCGGCTGGCCCAGACTGAGGGGCTTCTGATCGAGAACTTGCGGAAGGCCCGCGCCGCGGAGGCGGTCAAAACCCCGGTCGAGGCTATCTTCTCCGCGCTGAAAAAACATCCGAAGATCGGGAAATTGCTCTCCCGGCGCGACGTGTTGGAAGAGGTGCAGTCGCTCATAGCCGAAGAGAAACTCGCCTACGCCAGACGTGAGGTGGGATTGGCGTGATGCAGGACGCGATTGAACATCTCAATGAATTCTCAGGCCTGATCTCACAGGACATTTATCGCGACGAGCGTGAGCGGGCCGAGCGTGATTCGGATTATTTCGCCGAACATTTCACCCGCTGGCCGCGTGAGGCCTTTCACAAGGCCTGGGCGCGCCACATGCGCTCATGTGGCCCCGGCGAGATCAGGATGTTGCTCGCTCCCAGGGAACACGCAAAAACGCAACAGATAACGGCCAACGAGACCGCCATCGCCTCTCTTGCAAATCCTGATTTCAGAACCGCCATCGTATCCGATACCAGTGACATGGCCAAGAGGATGGGTCGCCGGATAAAAAGCATTCTCACCTCGGATAAGGTCAGGTCACGATGGGGAGATGTGAGAGGCGACAAGTGGTCGGACACGGAGATGACGCTCTCGGGCTCGACCCTCGATGAGAAGGAGGCAACAATCACCATCCTTTCCGCGGGCGGTCCGGTCACCTCCGGCCATTACGAGCGGGTGATCCTAGACGACGTGGTGGACCTGGAGAACTCGAGGACGCAGCTTCAGCGCGACAAGACTTTCGAGTGGTTTAAAATGACGCTCATCCCGGTGGTGGCCCGCGGCCAGTTATGGGTGATAGGCACCCGCTATCATTTCGACGATCTCTACGGAAGGCTGCTCGATCCCGCTCATTGGAAGACCGGGGTGAAAATGCTGCGCTCGAAAGCCATCGGCGACGATGGCGCGGCCCTATGGGAGAGCTACTATCCATTGGAGCTTCTGGAGAAGCTCCGGGCCAACCTCGGCCCGGTCGAGTTCAACGCCCAGTACCAGAACGACGTAGAGGCCATGAAGGGCTCGGTGTTCAAGGCCGAGTGGTTCAAGCGCTACAAGAAGCTCCCCGCCGGCCTCCGGAAGTATCAGGGCTATGACCTCGCGATTTCGGACAAGGAATTCGCAAACAAGTTTGCAGGCGCGACCGTGGGGGTCGACCAAAAGAGCGGGAAAATTTACGTCGTGTCCGAATTCCAGGGCCGGCTTACATTCAAGCAGCAGGAGGAGAAGGTCAAGGAGCTTTTCGAACTTCATGATCGGGGCCGCTCGCCGGTGATGCGCGTCGGGATCGAGTCCAACCAGTATCAAGCGGCCCTGGCGCAGAACATACGGGTCAGCTCGATGGTGCCGGTGAAGGCGGTGCACACCCACAAGGACAAGATGACCCGCGCCCTGCGGGCGCAACCCCATTTCGAGAACGGCAAGGTGTTTTTCCCCATGGAGGGAACTGAGAGGCTCGAGGAGCAGCTTCTGCGTTTCGGGCCAGACATGAAGGACGCAAAAGACATCGATTTGATGGACGCCTTTTTGATTGCGCTCGAGACCGCGGGCAAGGCCGGAAAGCGCGGCGCGAGACGCACGCATAAGCCGCGAGGGATGTAACTTGGGTTGGTTCAGTGACATAAAAGACCGGCTGACCTTCAGAAACTGGGGAGGCCGCTTCTCGGGCCGGTACCGAGATCGCAGCTCTTTCTATGCAGAGACCTATCAATGGCTTTCAGATATGCCGGAGCTGTCCACCTCCGGGAAGGACCCCTATTATAGGGCGGAGAATCAATATCTCTCGAAGCATGACCAGTTTCGGCTCGAGCTCTACAAATTCAACTCGGCCCTTTACAAGGGCGATCATTACAATGCTTTCCGGTACGCGCAGTATCTTTACCGCTCAGGCATGATCGCCGATGACGTGCGGCTGGGACAGCTTTTCGGGCAGGGCGGCCTCGACATTCTGTTCGTCGCCATGAATCTTTTCAGCCTTACTACCGATACCTTCGCCGATCTGATGGTCGAGGCGTTGAAGGACGTGCAGAGTCCTGACGAGAAAACGCAGGCGGCGATCAATCGCATTTTCAAGAATTCGAATTTTCGCAAGCTCCTCCATCTTTCGACCGTGACCGGCTCCTACAAGGGCGACATTATCTGGAGCCTGGGCTGGTCGGCCGCGGACAAGAGGGTATGGATACGCTCTCGCCGGGCCGATACCTGGCTGCCGACGGTGGACCCGATGGATCGGATGAATTTCTCTGAACAGGCCTTCGCCCACCAGTTCAAGCTGGACAAGACGACCTATGTGGCGAGAGAGCGATACAGCGAAAATAAAATTTTGTTGGATGTGCAGGAGCTCGATTCAAAAACGGGCAACTTTTTCAAGGGAGAGGCGCCCGAAGGGATTTTCCGGGCGGCTTTTGGCGCGGATGCGCAGCGCGAGTACGAGCTGCCGGAGGCGCTCCCCGCGGTAATTCACACACCCAATAAGATGGGAGACGACGCCGACCCCTACGGCGACTCGGATTACGGCCGGGGCGTTCTCACCTTGGCGGACGAACTCAACCATCGGCTGACCCAGCTCGGGCACCAACTCGATAAACACGGCGACCTCGGCATGAGCGGGCCTTATCTCGAGGGCGAAGAGACCGAGAATCCCGACGGAGATAACCGCACCAACCGGGGAACGGGGGGAAAGTACATCGAGCGCGACAAGGAGGACCCGGAGCCCAAATACATCGAGATGCCCGTCGGCCATTTCCAGTACATCAAGGAAGAGATCGAATTCCTGACCGAAGAGATCGTCAGGCAGATGAGGATGTCCCCGCGGCTTCTGGGCTACAAGGCCGGGGCCGCGGAGGAGGCGTTCGACACCTTGCGACTGGCGTGCGTCAACACGCTTTTACGCAACACCAGCCGCATAGTCTATCTTAACGAGTCGATCGAGCGCATCTTCCGGAGCGCTTTGTCGGTGGAGAAGATGATCGGGCATCCGGAGGCAATCGAAGACCCGGAGGGCGTCGAGGTCAGCGTAAGCTGGGGAGACGGCTTCCCCATGGACGCCGAGAAGCGGGCCCGGATATGGCAGATCAGGACCGGGCAGAGACAGACCGCCACCGTAATGCAGGCGGTGCAGGACATGGATGGGATCGACGGCGCTAAAGAGACAGTGGCCGCGATCTTCGCCGAGAACGAGCAGGAGCGGGCCGAATTGATCGGCACCGGCCAGGCGGCCCGCGAGAGGCGGCTGCAAAGGGGATTGAATCCCGACCTCGATGGAGCGGAAAAAGCGGCGACTCCGCCGCGGAAAGAGCCCGAAATTAATGCGGGGCAAGAGCAGGCGGGACAACAAGTGCAGTCAAGATAAAAAGAGTTTGAAAAGATGAAATTGAAAACGTCAGCGTGGGTCACCAGCCGAAACGAACCGCAGGCAATTCTTGCGGTATGGAGGCGGTTACATGGCCGCAGAAGCGATTAGCGAGCGCGCCATCGAGCAGTTCCGCGCCATTTTCGAGGATGCGCAGCGCGAGATCACTTCGCTCCTGGCCAACTACCAGGCATTGCAATTGCCGGGGGCGGAATTGGGAAGGCTGCGCGTTTTGTCGAAACAGATTGACGAGATACTCGATGCGGCTTACGACCCCGCGGCGCAATGGATCGAGACCTGGCTGCCGCGCTCGTACGGCAACGGGACCCTGTACGCCACCAGGTCGCTCCATAAACTGGGAGTGGCAGACGACACCGCACTCCGGGCGGGCTTCGCGGTGGTGGACAGAAACTCGATCTATGCGCTTACCGAGTCCATGGCGGACGATTTGGCAGTGATGCTCGACGGGATCGAGAGAAACATCACGCGGGTGATCAGGGCATCGCAGATGCCGATCGAGATAGACATCGCCTCATCGAAGGCGATAGGGACGGGGCTCGTGACCGGCAAGGGCATCAAAGGCATTCAACAGGAGCTTCTGGACATACTGGCCGGCCAGGTGATTCCGGGGGGGTATCGCGGCACCCTGCGCTCATACGCCGAGCTCTTGGCGCGGACCAGAACCCGGGAGGCACAGACCGCGGGGGCGCTGATACGATATGACCAATATGGAATCGAGCTTGTGCGGGTGCCGTCGCACGGGGGCGCATGTCCGATCTGCGCACCCTGGCAGGGGGCGGTGCTCTCGATCAAGGGAGAACATCCCGGCTACCCGAGCCTCGCGTCCATCGGCCCTCCGCCCTGGCACCCCAACTGTGTGGACGTGCTGGCGCCGTTCGTAGAGGAGCTGGCGAGGCCCGAGGAGATACAAGACGGCCAACAGGCGGCCGAGGCCGGATTGAGAAGCCTTAAGAAAGCCGCTTAAAAGGGGATGAAAATGGCGAGAAAGGCAGAGGTGGAGATAACGGACAATGACGGATATGTAGTGAGGATCTGGGCCGAGTACGATGACGACGGTGACCGCATTTCCAAGGAGATCGTGGAGGTGTTCACCGATGTTGACGGGGTGGCGGAATTTCTTAAAAAAGAGCTTAAAAGTAACGCCGGCGCCCGAAGGTAGCGGCTTGGTGTTTATGAACGTTTTGAACAGCCTCTTGGTGGTCGAGAGGCATAATTAAAGAGGAGAATGAGATGATCAAATCACTGCTGGAAAGGCTGCTTTTCCATCCCGGCGCCGGCGGCGGCAGCGGGATGGGGACAAACGGGACCGGAGAGGGAGACCCCCCGGCCGACGATAAGGCCGGCGCCGGCGGCGGCAAGACCAAGGATGACAACAATGGCGCGGGCGAACCTACCGACAAGCCCGGCGCCGGAGACGGCGGCGGCAAGGGAAAAGACGATAAGAAGGGGTTGGTGCCAGTGGCCGAGGTTGCGCAAGAGCGCAAGAAGCGCCAGGCGCTCGAGTCTCAGATCGTCGAGCTGAAAAAAAAGGACGAGGAGTTCCGGAAGAATCTTCTCGCGGCCCTCGATCCGAACGCGGCGGACGACTCGGACCCGGCGGAGATCGCGCGGGTGGCGAACGAGCGTGCCGCCTCTCTCGAGGCCAGGGCAAAATCGGCGCTTTTGCGCTCCGCTCTGACCGCGGCCGCGGCCCGGGAGGGCGCAACCGACCCTGCGGACATTTTTTTGATCCTTTCCGGGAAGGACGGGATCGAGGTGGACCTCGACACTGGCGAGGTCAAGGGTGCGGCCGAGGCGGTGGCCGAGCTGAAAAAGAACAAGGCCTACCTGTTCAAGGGACCGGCCGCTTCACCTCCCGGCGGGGGGACCCCTCCGGGATCAGATCCGGACCCGAACGCGCCTAAGAATGCGGACCTCGAGGATCTGAAAAAGCGGGCCGCGGCCGGAGACGATATCGCCCGGACGCAGCTCATGAAAAGAGTGAAAGAACTCAAAAAGTGAAACAAAACGTGAAAAAAGGAGAAAAACGAAAATGGAAATCTGGCTGATGGCCCTATGGGCCGCAATCAGCCCCCTTATAACCCCCATAATTGAAAACCTCACAAATCCCTCGAACATGCTTTTGTTCGGGATGCTCACAGTGGTGGGCATCACGGTGCTCGCCGCGGGCTTTCCGGGCAAGGCGATGTTCGACACCGTCCAGCCGGGCGGAGAGCACGCGGAGGACGTTGCGCCTCTGATCGAGATAATATCCCCGAAGACCACGCCTCTTCTTTCGGCTCTCGGCATGGGGCCGTACCCGGCCCGCAACATCCGCCACGAATGGCTGGAGGACGAGCTCCTGGCGGATGTGGTGACCCTCCAGGGCGCGGTGGGCGCGGCTGGAGGGTTCCTGACCGTTCCCGACGCCGACGTTTTCCAGGTGGGCGAGTTGATCACGGTCGGGCAGGTGCCGAATGACGAGATCATGCGCATCACCTCGATTAACTCGACCACCAACCAGGTGGGCGTGTCGCGCGGCTGGGGGCAGTCCACCGCCATCGCGCACGCATCCGGCGAGGAAATCCTCTTGGGAGGCGAGGTGTCGATCGAGGGCGACGATGCTCCTGACGCGCAGAAGTCCAACATGGACCGGCTCTACAACATCTCTCACATCTTCAACTACGCGGTCGAAATGACCGGCACCCGGGAGGCACTGATCGACCAGCACCTGGGAGACGTGGGAGACGAGTTCGCCTACACCAAGCAGAAAAGGCTGACCGAGGCCATGCGCGACCTCGAGGCAGCGGTGCTCTTCTCCGATTGGAACTTCGTGGGCGGCGTTCCGAGTTTGGGCTCGGCGACGCAGGTGCGAACGATGCGGGGCATCATGCGCTATCTCCGACACGGGGCGCTGACCGGCGCGGGCGCAGCGGTGACGCCTCCGGCCAACTGCTTCAGAAACGTCGGAGGTGCGGCCTTCACCTTCAATAATTTCCGCACCCTGCAGCAGCAGGTAATTTACCAGAACGGAGCGGAAGAGGGCCAGGCCGACCTTCTGCTGATACCGCCAGCGCTGAAGGTCAGCGTGGCGGGATGGAAGGGCAACATCGCGACGGTGAATGCCGATATGAACGCCGAGAACGTGGCCCAGCTCGTAGGCACGGTGCTGACTGACTTCGGGACGGTGACCGTGTTGATGGTTCCGAGGCTCCGCGTATTCGGCAATGTTTCGATACTCCTGACCAGGAAGTTCGTCAAGGTCTTGAACCTCCAAGGCCGCTCTTTCTTCTCGATACCGATCGGAAAGACAGGCGACCGCAAGACCGAGGAGATAGTGGGAGAGTACACCTTGGAGATGAAAGGCATCTCCCAGGGCTGGCACTCCTATTGCTACAACTGGACACCATAAGAGTCTCAGAGGGGAAACGGGGGATCCTTTCCAAAGGATCCCCCATCCCCCCTCCTGAGCGTAAAGGTGAATAAATGGCGGTAAGCGCTTTAATAGCCACTGCGGCAGACCCGGATGCCAACACTTACGTGACGCTCGCCGAGGCCGAGGCTCTAATCGAGGACCGCATCCAGGGCGATGCCGAGACCGCGTGGGCCGCGCTGGCGGCAGCGGACAAGCGGCGTTACCTGATCCAGGCCTGCCGAATGATCGACGCGGCTCATTGCTACATCGGACGGCAGGTGACGGAGCTGACGGACGAGGAGGCGCAGGCCCTGGAATTCCCGAGATTCTCATTCAATTACCGCGGCGGCAAGGCCAATATTGAGGCATACAGAAGCGCCGGGGATTATGAGATCGATAAGCGGGTAAAAAAGGCGCAGGTCGCCCAGGCGATTCACCTCGTGTGGCAAGTCGAGGTGAGCGGCGTTGGCGGCCCGGTGCCCGGAGGGGGAACCAGGGCCATGCTCCAGGCCGAGGGGGTTACCGAGATCGGAATCGGGAACACCCGGGAGAAATACAGCGGCAAGGCGAACGCATTGTGTCCGGAAGCCGAAAACTGGCTCCGGCCACTCATCAGGAGAAGCCATGCCATTTAAGGGCGGACATCGGATCCGCCGGCCGGGATACCCCGGCGGAGGAAGGAAATGATAAATGACAATAATGTAATGCCGATCCAGATCGTGGGACCAGCGGCGGCGCCCCGGAGAATCCGGGTACAGTCCGATTCCGATCATCTCGATCTCGGGCGCGCAAAAAATTTTTTGGTGGTATCGGAGTTCGACTTCTACTTCTTGATGAACAACGATCCCGCGGCGGGAGTGACCGCGGCCAACGGCATGCTTTGGCCGGGCATGACGCCGCTCTACATTTCGAGCGAGACGTATCGCCACATCCATTTCACCCGCTACAACACGAATGGCTGGCTCTACACAGTGGAGGTCATGTAGTGGGCGGCTTTCCATACAGCCGCCGCATACATCGGCGGTATCCGCCCAAGTTCGCCCGCCCCGGCCTGAACGCGCGCTTTAATGCCCTGGGGGACACGCAAAATTTTGATCTCGATCATGATATACGCTCCGACCATGGCGCCATGGCGGCATGGGTGCGGCCTTTGCATGCACCCGCTGACGGCAATCCCCATTTTTATATCCTGGTAGGACCGACGATTCCCGGGATGGGACTCAGCTATATAAGCATCGCCAAAATGGGTGCGGCCATGGGCAATATGCTCCAGATTAGATATGACGATGGCGCGGGCGGACTGGCCTGGGCTCAGATAGCGGCAGCGGGAAACCTGACTCAGAACGTATGGCACTTCATAGCCGGCTCGTGGGCGCCCGACAGGATGAACTTATGGCTGGACGGAGCGCACGTGGCTGAAAACATCGCGGCCGTACCCGTGGGAGGAGACGACCTTTCGCAACCGTCTAACTTCGTAGTGGGATCGTTCGGAGGGCTGATTTTCGCTGCCAACGCTGATATAGCCGCGCCGCGCGCGTGGCCGTATGAAATTCCACCCTCTGAATATTTTAACTGGGTATACAACAATGAGCGCGGAAAGTTCGGGGTTTAGAAAATGAGCCCAATGGCGCACCTTTTGAATGATATTGTGTCGATCGAGGCCATGACCGGCGTCAACAAGTGGAACGTAAAGACTTACGCCGCCGCGGTGATGGAAAAGGCGCGGATCGAGTGGAACCAGAGCGAGACCGAACTGGGAGGCAAGCAGAGCGCGCCTTACGCGGCGAGGCTTTTCCTCCGGCCCGGAGTCGGCATCGGCCTCAACTACCGCGTGACCATATCGGGCGTAGCCTACAGGGTGGTGAAGATGATGGACGCGCCCAGGGTGACGGGCGCCCCGGATCACGTGGAAGCTTATCTCATCGAGGAAGAATGATGGCTGATAAAGGGGACATAAAGCTGAAGTTCGATTATAGCGATCTGTTCCACGGGCTGGACCGTTATCATGAGACAGTCCCGTATGCCGCGGCGGACGCGGGCCGGAAGATCGCGCACGACGGCCTGGGCAAGATGATCCAGGCCGCGCCAGTGTTGACCGGCTATCTGCGCGGTTCGGCATCGGCGCATGTGAACGGCGATTTCATCATGGCGGGACCTCCGCCGGACGAGGGCGCACAAGTTGCGGTCACAGGAGAGGTACCGCAGGGCAAGAAGCCGTCGGCCACGGTGATCCTGTTCGGCTTCAACGCCCATTACGCAGCCAGGCGCCATGAACTGGACGAACCTGGGACCAGGGGCGGCGGCGGCAAATACGTCGAGCGGGTGCTGCTCGAAAACACTCAGAGATGGATGCAATGGATTTCTGAGTCTATTGCCAGAGCGCAGGGATATGCAAAATGAGCCATCTTGCTGATGATATCGCGTCCGACATGATAGCGAATTTCGGCCTCATAGATCGAGTATATATAAACTCGATGGACGAGCGCGACGCGGAGTTCCCGCTGGTGGTTGTGACGCAGACTTCGGGCGCTCCCAACCGGATAGATTTCGCCTGGGCCGACGAGACCATACAGGTGTTGGTAACCTCAGCTCCCAATGATCCCGAGGGTGGCCTCGACCTTATCGAGCGGCTTTACCGCCGGTATCACGGTGCGCACCACCTCGATTTGGCGGGACACCAAATCAAATGGTCGGAGGCTTCGCAGAGGCCATATGCTTTAGGCAGAGACGATAAGGGCCGCGAGCAGTACGTTTTCAACCTCCTGCTCTCTTACAGGAGCCTGTAATGCTGGATCGCATAAAACGGCGATTGGAGAAAGCGCGCAGGCTGGGCTATATCGAGCGGCCCGCGCCGTTCGCGGTCAACCCGAAGATCCAGGGTCATGCCGTGCACGTTGGGGGCCGCGTTTTCAAAAAGGGAACGTGCTACGCCCCTGTGCTTGAGAACATATCGTCCGGAAAACTGGAGGAAATGATGTCGCTGAATTTCAATGGGCTGCCTTTTTTTGTGGAGCTATCTCCGCAAAAAGATGGCACTGATTACGGCTCGGGCCGTGGCGACGGATCAACCACTGAAGCGAAACCCGGGTCTGCCGGCGGAGGCATCTCCGCAAAAAAGGGAGGTAATTGATCATGGGAACACCGTATGGAGCAGGATTTGATAAAGCCAACATCCGGAACCTGCCGGGCTGTGCGTTCTGGACCGACGCCACCGGCCTTCTCTTCCTGGGCTACACCCAGGAGGGGGCCACTCTCCGGATCGAGGGCAACGTGCAGGAGGACACGGCGGACGAGGCGGGCGCTATGCCGCTCAACATCAAGTACGGCGGCGAGCGGGCGGTGCTCTCCCTCATCATGCTCGAGACTACCAAGGATAAGCTGGTGAGGATCGATCCGAAACTCAACCTCGACGGCACGACTCTCAGAACGGGCAATGTGCCGGGTGCGAACATCACCAAGCGCGGCAAGGTGGTGCATCGGCCGTTCGCCTATCCTGCCGGCGAGGAAGACTTCGTCCTGAACGACGCGGTGCTGGTATCGGACCTCGAGATGATACACCGCCATGATGAGAACCAGACGCTGAGCTGTGAGTTCGTCGGCCTGGTGGATGAATCCGAAGAAAACGGCTCGATTCTCTCATCCGGTATAGGCAGCTAGTAGCTGCCGACGGAGCCGCGGGGCCATGCGGCCCCAGGCAGAAATAGACGCGAGATATGGGCGATAAAAAAGCACATAGCAGACTCGAGACCAGGGGAGGTCGCGCGACCGCAGCGCGCATAAAGTCCGTTGATGGGCCGATGATCTCTTTGAGAAACTTCATCGAGATCATGCTGGGGATGCAGGCGGCGGTCGCGGGCGAGTCCCCGCGCGAGCGCTTCGAGGGCTATTCCATGATGGCGCGGGCGGTGGAGGAAAGCTATGGATCGCGGGGTGCTGCGGGTGCACTCGATGAGGCGCCGCTCGAGAGCATCCTCGTTCTCGCCCACCACTTGATAATTCAAATCCCGGCCGACGATCACGAGGTTTCCGGCGCATTCCAGCCCGAGCCAGATACCAAGCCCGAGCTCTACACCCGCGAGCAGCTCATGCTGCCCGTCCATCGGACCTCAAGGCTCCTGGGCATTCCGGCCGCAGAACTCCTGGAGATGCCCATGCACAAGTACCGCCGCACCGAGAGGATGGCCGAAGCCCTGTGGGCCGGCTTCCGGGAAGACCTGCTCGAGGCGTTGATCTATCCGCACGTCACCAGGAACTCCCGCGAAAAAATTCGGGCGGGGTTTTTCGAGGTGATGGCGAAAATTAGGCACAAGGACGGCTCGCCATGGAGAGATCATTTTGCCCTGGCCAGAGAAAGAATGGGCATACAGAAAGGAGAAAAGGATGGAAAACATACCTGATGAAGCCAACGTGGTGATGCCCGAGCAGTGGAATCCGGCGGAGCCTCCGGAGGCTTTGCGGACGGACCGCGTGAAGATCGGCCCGCATCTTCTGGAAGTACAGCCGCTGAACCTCAAGCGTTTTGGCAGGCTTCTGCCGCTAATCGATCGCATCCGCAACAGCGAAGATCCGGTGATGGTTTACTGGCTCACCATCGAACTCGTGAAAGTGGCTGTTGTGAAAAATCTGCGGCACGCCTGGAAGCTCAGGAAGGCCTGGAGGGACGTGAGCCGCGAAGAGGTGATGGAGGCGTACGAGAGAATCGTCTCTATTTGGAATCTGTAAGAAGGATTTGAAAGTTTGAAGAGTATGAAAAAGATGCCCGGCGCGGGCCACATCTGTAAATCAACCGCGATTTCCACTTGCGGGCATAGGAACTCATACCATGAGTTTTGATGCGGGAGCGGTGGTCGCCCGGATGGAGCTTTCCCATCGCGAGATGGGCAAGGCCATCGCGCGGGTGAAGAAGGATTTCAAGGGTTTCGGCCAGGAATCCGAAAAGCAGGTGGTAAAGACCCGCAAGGCCTGGCTGTCCTTGAAAAGTGCCATTGCCGGCCTGGGGCTGGCCTACGCCATCCGGCAGATGGCCCGCTTCGGCGCCGAGGCGGTAAAAGACTTCGGCACCGCCGAGCGTCTGACCGAGGCCAATAATATCCAGCTAGAAAAATACGGCCGCACATGGGAGGACGTGAGGGCGGCCATGAAAAAGGCCACCGGCGGCGCGGTGTCCGACCTCGAGCTCTTGAAGCGCTCGGGCCAGGCTCTGACGCTGGGCCTCAAGCCGGATGAGTTCATCGAGATGGCGGGGATCGCCCGGGCTGCGGCGCGGGCGATGGGAGAGGATACCTCCCAGATGCTCGAGAGCATCATCACCGGGACTGCGCGGCAATCGAAGCTTTGGCTCGACAACCTCGGAATCATCATTGATACGGAAAAGGCTTACAAGGATTATGCCGCCGCAGTGGGAAAGAGCGTCAAACAGCTCTCCGAGCAGGAGAGAAAGCAGGCTTTTACCAACGCGGTTCTGGAGCGCGGCCGCGATATGGTAGCCGACCTGGGCGACGAGAGCGCTGACACGGCGATAGCAATAGAAAAAGCCACGGCGGCTTTTAATAATATGAAAATTGCCATCGGCAAAATCATTGCAAGCAAGGGGATACTTGGAGACACATTAACATTCTGGGCGACCCAGCTTGGAAAAATCTCGGATGCGCTGCTGATAAACGATGACTCTTTTGTGAAAGCCAGCGACAAGATGATAGAAGCCCAAAAAAAAGTAGAAGATTTAAAAAATAAAATAGCCTACGCGGAAGAATTTTATAGAAATGCCTCGGCTGTTAAAAAAATTTTTTATAAAGATGAAGAGAAATATTTGGAAAACCTGGAAGCACAGCTTGTTGTTGCCGAAGGATTGGCAAACGCCGCAAAGTTAGAATGGAATGCTGTAAGAAAAAGAACAATTAAAGAGCGCGAAATAGACGACGACGATGATGATAATGACGATGGCGATGGCGGCGAGACCGAAGAGGAAAAAAGGCTGCGGCTGGCGAGGGAAGAGGCCGCGGAAGAAGAGGCTGAGCGGCTCCGGCAGCAGTATCTGACTGAAGAGCAGATCGCGCAGGAGCATTATGACAAAACCCTCGAGATACTCCAGCAAGGCGATTTAGAAAAAGACGAGCTCAGAAAGGCCGAGATCCAGGCGGAGCAGGAACTCAACGACGAGCTGGCCCGCATACAAAAAGAGCGCACCGACAAGATGCAGGCCGCGCAGGAAAAAGAGATTGCCGCCAAGAAGGAAAAAATCGCCGCCTATAAACAATCGGCCCGGGTGGGCGTGCAGCTTTTGATAAATGACGTGGCCGCGCAATCCAAGATAATGGCCGCTTTCGAGGTGGCGGAAGGCACCAAGGCATTTGCAAAATTTCTCGAGACCAAGGACCCGACCTTTCTGCTCTCATCACTCCAGCACGCCCTGGCGGCCAAGCAGTACCTCGAGGCGGCCAAGTCGGGCGGAGGCGGCGGGGGCGGCCGCGGAGGCGGAGGCGGAGGCGTCGGAGGAGGCCGCCGGGATACCGAAACCCCCGGCCGCGAGGAGCCGGAACTCAGAGAGCAGCCGGCGGCGGCCTTTGAGGTGCATTTTCATGGAGGCTTTGCCACTGAAGAGGCGGTGACGGAGTGGACGGTCAACACCTTCGCGCCGCTGATCGAGAATGCCGTCAACGCCGGCAAACTCGAACTCAAGACAAAGCGAGAATAGCGGGGACGCCCCCGCGGGCGCACCCGGATGGATATGATGAATATATATCATAAATGGGGGTGGCCACATGGCCACTGAACCTCTCATAAAAAGGCCCCGCGTGGGATGGCGCGATCCGGAGGATGCCTTTGTGATCGGAGGCGACAATCGGAGACTATGCTGGTATGAGCGCCCCGGGCTACTCCTCACCACTGCCGTGACGATGGGGACATATTCTGACCTCGAGCTGGCCGCCGAGATCAAGGCGGCGATGGAAGCTGCCGGCTCGGAGAATTACGCCGTGTGGCGCGACGGTGATCTCGAAAGGTATTACTTCCAGATGATCTCTCCCAGCGCTTCGGCGATCTTCGCCCTGGGCGCGGCCTGCGCAAGCTCGATTTTCCCGACGCTTGGGTTCACCACCTTGCCGCGCTCGGGCGCGTTCATCTACCTGGGTGACATTCCCGTGCCTGACATAATGTACTTCGATTTTCTCGAGCCGGTGCGCTCGCCCGCCTTCACGCCGGACTTCAACGAACGGACGGACAATCGAAGCTACTCCGGCCGGCGCCGTTCGATGATGCCCATGGCCTTCACCCGGAAGTGGGAGGCCGAGGTTCGCTTTCCCAATTTTTCTCACCTCGACGATTTCTGGACCTTTCTGCAATGGGCGCTGAAAGGCGGAGCTTTCAGGTGGTGGCAGCACCAGGGAGCGTGGGGGATGCATCGGTGGGTGAAGGTGATGCTCGAGAACAAGGCCGAAGCCGTGGGCGAGCGGCTCCCACTGTTCAAAAACTTTACCTATAGGATCAAATTATTGCAAGCGGGGAACAATGATGGACCGATTGACCTGGAAGACCTGCAGGATCGCTAGGCATATACCTAGTCATGGAGCCGAATGGAGGGAATGATGATGAAATCAAAAACAGCAGTCCGCGCCGATAGCAAACGACTTCCAGAAATCAAGATCGGGTCACAGAGCTATGAGGTGGAAATTGTCCAGGCCGGTACAGGCATACCCGGACTCGAGTTAAATGAAAATGGTTGTATATACTACAAAGCCACAAGAATTTTCATTGCAAATGATTTATCGAATACGCGTTATCGCAAGACTCTACTCCATGAAATCATCCATGCCTTGTGCTTTGAAATAGGTTTGAAGGGGATCGGAGAGAAGGATGTGCAGAGTTTTAGTGAAATACTTTTGCACACCTTAATGGACAACCCTGAATATTTCGGCAAAGGCGGATTGTTCAATCCAGAGGGTGAAAAGTGAAAAGCACGTCACATGTGTTTGACGAGGCGGCTTCGCGCCGGGGGCGCGTACCGAGATTCATCCTGGATTTCACCGATCTCGGTATCGAGCTCATTTCATGGCGGGACCCGGACAATCCCGATCGGTGGGACCTGATCGAAAAGGTGCCCTCCTGGACCGGCTCGGTGCGTCCCAATGAGGGCCGGGCGGATGTGTCCGGCGTCACCGTCACCGTGATCGGAGACGAGCGTTTCCACCAGCTCCTCCCTCTCATAAAAAAGGAGGAACACGTGCAGCTTCTCGGCGGCTTTGAGGGCATACCCGAGACTGATTTCACCTCTCTCATAACCGGCTTGGTGGAGGACTGCGAAGAGTCGGATCACGGGTTGTGGAAAATCAAGATCAACGACTTACGCTACTACAAGATCGCGCAGGTGATGAGGAGCTTCGGTGCCACCCATCTCGATGGCGCAATCGCCGCAGGCGACGCGATCATTGCAGTTGACTCGACCGACGGCTCGATAATCGGCGACAAAGGTTTCCACGACCCGGCTGGCGCAGGCGACGGCCTCACTTATGCGCTTCTGATAGATGACGAGATATTGGTGCCGACGGGATACACCGCCAATTCCTTCACCGGCTGCGCCCGCGGCCAGTACGGCGTGGCGGGAGGCTCGGCGGCCTCGACCCACGACGACGGCGCACAGGTGCGCGAACTGATCATAATCGAAGATAATCCGGTAAATCTCTTTCTGAAACTCATGTGCTCGACCGGCGCGGGAACCAACGGCGATTATGATGTGTGGGAGTCCGACCAGGGGCTGGGGGTGGACCAATCCCTGATCGATATAGAAAAATATGAGCGCGAGCGTAACCGTTTCATCCCCACGGACACTCTCCGTTTTGTGCTCAAGGAGCCGATAGATGATTTCAAGAGCTGGAGCGAGGGGCAGATTTTCCGGGTGATGAACGCATATCCGGTGGTGTCGGGCGACGGCGCCATCAGCCTGGTCTTGTATCACATGCCGTTCGCCGAGGACCCAGACGAGTTCACCGAATCTCATTTCACCCGCTTCTCAGGCTGGTCGCGCGGCCTGAAGGAAGTCGTGAACAACGCCCATGTGAAATACGACAAGTCGGTGATTGACGGCGAGTACAAGCTGCAGCGATTCGATCTCGAGGCCTCTTCGATCAATCGGCACGGCTTATCAAAGGCGTGGAAGCTTGAGTCCGACGGCCTTTACTCCGATCTCCAGGCCGAGGCGATTGTCGAGCGGTTGATCACCCGGATGTTTTTGCGCTATGCCGACGGGCCGGTGTCTTTCAGGGCAAGAATAGACTTCGGCCTGTTCCGCTGGGACCCCGGCGACATCGTATCGGTCACACTTGATTTTCTCACCGATATCGCGCGGGGAGCGCGGGGAGTGGCCGCCGACTTGATGGAGATAGTGCGCGTGCGTCCCGATCCGGACCGCGGAGAGATAGACATCGAGGTGCTGGATAGCCGACTCGAGGGCAAGGGAGGAATGATCGCCCCGAATGGCTGGCCGACTTATGCGGATGCGGACGAGGAGGAACGGAAGTGGGCATATATCTGCAATACCGCCACCGAGCTAATGCCGAACGGCGATCCTCCCACTTTGATCATTTAGGAGGTTTTCGGGTGCGTTCTTTTTGGAAAAAGGGCGCTTCAAAAAACTTGGACATGACAAAGTATGAAACAGGACTGGAAGGGATCGAGATCGAGGATATCGAGGCGGTGGACTGCCCGGTGAACGGCGCACCTCTCTCGATCGGGCTTTGTAAGGATTGCAACTATCACGGCGGAATGGAGAAGCGCTCGCGCGGCAGGCATCGTGGAGACAAAAAGATGATCGTGTGCAACGCACCCCGGCTCCTGCCGGTGAAAAAGATCACTGTGCCTGGCTCGGGCTGCGGACCGGGAAAAATTGAAGCGGCCGGCCTCGAGTCTGCCCGCGGGCGCGCACCCGCAGGAGGTAAAAAATGGCTACATGGCCTGCTGGGATAGAGATCGGGGATTCGCGGATCGCCGCGGGCGAGCCCATCACCGAAGACTTGATGAAAGATTACCGCGACAGGGACGACGAGTGCCTCGATTATATCCAGGCCAGCGCAGGCTATCAGAACTGGGTGGCGCAGGCCCATTTGAAGAGCTCGACCGAGGAGCAATCCATCGCAGCGGGCGCCATACCCGGCGTACTCATCTTTGTCAACGTCGGCGAATACGGCTTTTATCCGAGAGTGCATTCTTCTTCCGATGCCGGCGGCAGCGACATGAGCATCGGCGTGGATCTGGGAATCAATTACGGTGTGAACAGTCTGGCCTACGTCACGCAGGTCTATGTCTCGGGCGGCGCCGGAGCTAATCCAACCTATGCAAAAATTAGATATGTGCAGGCTTCGCGGAACGAACCGGTGGTCTGGATAAAAAGGGACAAGGCGAACTCCGAAATACTGGGACTGCATTTCGATCCCGAGTGCATCGGCTTCGGCCAGATATTTGATCCCGATTTGCACGAGCTGTTCTGCCTGCAACTCAAAAATAATAAGGCGTTTTGCAAAAAACTTTTCAAGGACTATCACCATTCCGGAGATAGCTTTTTGATGCAGGTGCAGTCGGCGCTCGACTCCGGCGCCCTCACATTGAAAGGTTCGGCGCAGCCCAGGTTGCCGAAGACGGATGAGGCGCATGAAAAGATGAAGGCCGGCGGAATGCTGGCGCCCTATCTGATATCGAAATCCGGTGCAGCTCCAGCCCTCTATGCCCCGGACGTACGGCTGGTCGATTTCCATTACGATCCTACAAGAGAGGTGAAACCATGAAGGTGCTGGCCTTTTTGCCTGATGCCGGAGGTTGCGGATTCTACAGGCAGCGCCAACCCTTATTGTGGCTCAATGCTCTCGCAGGCACGGGCCCGCAGCCGAAGCCGACGGAATGCAAAGTCCTCTCCTTCAAGCACTGGGAATCCGTCGAGCACGGCGGGCCTGAGCTTTTGCGCTGGGCCGATGTGGTGCTCGTCAGCCGCATCCAGGCTCTTGGGCCGGTCCGAAACATTCGCGACTACAATCCCGACGCGCTCCTGGTGTTCGACCTCGATGATTATCTGCTGCTCACCCCGGATGAGAATCCCTTCACGCAATGGACCAACCCCTTCCAGCTCGAGTGCCTCAAAGCCAACATCGAGGGCGCTGACCTGGTGACGGTCTCGACCGAGCCGTTGAAAAAACTGCTTTCGGAATACAACGACAATATCGCGGTGATCCCGAACACCATCGACCCGCGACTGTTCGACTGGCCGGAGATGGAAAAGGATCACATACGGGTGGGCTGGGCCGGCTCCTCGACCCACGTGCGCGATGTCGAGCCGGCCATGAAAGGGATGAAATTGGCACTGGATGAATGGAATCGTCGCGCTGAGCATGACGCAGGCCGCAGCTCCAAAAAACGCAGAGAGGCCGGCCAGGATCCATCTGCCGATATATGCCGGCCTGCGGTGATGGGACATTTAGGCAGATTGGCGGCAAGGTTGTGGCAGGGCGAACAAATTTTCTGGCAGCCGCCGGTGAGCTTCGATCAGTATTACCGCCACCTTCACGGCCTGGCACTCGATATCGGCCTGGCGCCCATCCGCGAGCACGTGTTCAACAAATGCAAATCCGATATAAAGTTTCAGGAATACTCGGCCATGAACGCGTTGACGATCGCCACCGATTACGGGCCATATGCCGATACGATCAAGCATGAGCAAACCGGCCTCCTGATCAAACAACACGATAATCCCAGACAATGGCGCGATCTCATCCTCTATGCGCTCGAAGAGGAAGAGGAGCGCCGCCGCTGGATAAAAAACGCCCGCGAATTCTGCCTCGATCACCGCTCACCCGAAGCCGAAGTCATCAAATTGCGGGACATCTATATGCAGGCCCTTATCCGCAAGAGGAATGCGGGCATGGGCCCGCATCCAAACCCGCATGGAAGATCACGCGGCCGCACAAAGTCAGCAGCTCGCACTCAAATCAGAGTTGGGACTGTCAGTTGGATTCCCGAGCCGGATGAAAGATTGCTGTGCGTAAGAAAGTGCCTGCCGATCATTATCTCGAGGCTATTTGATTCAAAAACGCCGATAACTTACCGGATTCTGTTGCAGGACTCATGCAAGGAGGCCCATACGTTCGTGGCGGCGGAAGTCGAGTTGGCAAGGAAGCGCGGCCTGGATATAGATTTGATCACCAGATGCGACAACCGGGGAGTGCCGGCGATCAACGATCTGTTCGCCGCCGCCGATGAGCCATATTTCATGAAAATCGATGACGACGTGATTCCCGCGCCCGGCTTTTTGGACGTGATGATGGAAGTGTATACCGAGCTGCAAAATCGCGGCGAATTGATCGGTATGCTCTCCTACGATCCCGCCTGGGGCCCGGAGACGTTCGGTACGCGCGACATGATGAAGGTGGTGAGCCGGAGCATGGTGACCCGGGACGGCCATTACCTGAACTTTTTGGAGGGCAACTCGACCGCGGTAGGCATGTGCCGGATGGAGAGCGCGGAGTCTTTCCGGAAGGTGGGCGGCCACCCGGAAGACGTGCTCTACGGCACCGATCAGCTCATGGCCGACGCCTATTGGGAGGTGGGCTATGAGAATGCTCACCTGATCCCCGTGATGAACATCAGGAAAGGCGTATATTTGCCCATGCCGCTCGAGCATTTGGGGCCCACCAGCGCTGAGCGGAAAGAGTATAAAAAGGGGCAATTGCGCAAGATGAATGAAAAAAGGAAGGTGGACAATGGCGGTTAGGAAAGTGAAAGGCGGCTATGCGACCTATCATTGCTCCGGGCCGAATAAAGGAAAGATCATCAAAAAGTTCAGGACCAAGAAAGAAGCCCTGGCGCAGCATGGCGCCATTCAGACCTCCAAAAAAAGGCGGAGAAAATAAGATAACCAACGCGGATCGCGGCGAGTCGCCGCTGACAAAGCCGAATGGAGAAGCTGATGATTGAATCGAATAATGCGGCACGCGCCAAAGGAAGTTGCCTCGTGACCGGTGCCGCCGGCTTTATAGGGAGCCACCTGGTGAAGGAATTGGTCGAGTCGGGCTGGAAGGTGATCGCTTTCGTGCGTTACAAAAGCGACGGCGGAATCGGCAAGTTGGCGGAGATACCCAGGTACGTGTTGAAGGAAGTCGAGATCATCCGAGGAGATATAAGGGATTTCGATTCGGTGCGCGATGCCATGGGCCGAGCTGAATCGATAATTCACCTGGCTGCATTGATAGGCATCCCGTACAGCTACATCTCGCCGCTGGCTTACCTCAAGACCAATGTCGAAGGAACTTATAATGTCCTGGAGAATGCAAAGCTGTGCGGCTGTAATCGCGTGATCATGACTTCAACCTCCGAGGTTTATGGCCGGGCGCGCGAAGATATAATGAACGAGGATCATCCCCGCACCGCGGCTTCTCCCTACGCCGCCTCGAAGATTGCGGCAGACGAGTTGGCGATCTCATATGGAAGGGCATTCAACCTGCCCGTCTCGATTATCCGACCCTTTAATTGCTACGGCCCGAGGCAATCCGAGCGGGCGGTGATTCCGGCCATCTGCGCACAGGCGCTCTCGGGCGATCAGGTGAAGCTCGGGAACCTGCATACTCGGCGCGATTACACCTATGTGACCGATACCTGCTGCGCTTTCCGGATGATGCTCGAGGCCGATGATCCACCAGGGCTGGTGAATGTGGGATCGGGTAAAACGCATGAGATCGTCGAGCTGGCGAGGAGGATCATAGGCATGACGGCGTTTTCTCCGGGCATCGTGGTCGATCCGTTGAGGGTAAGGCCCGGAGGCTCGGAGGTGCAATATCTTTGTTGCGACAACTCGAGGATCAAAAAACTGGGGTGGGAACCCCAGGTGGACATGAAAAACGGCCTGCAAAACGTGATGGATTACATGCGGCAGGAGATGAAGCGGGGGAAGTTGCGGACAGATTACGCGGTTTAATTCGTGCCGATGATGAAAAGGAGAGACAGAGGATGAGTCCGGGCATGGGTCCGCGCACATGCACAGTGCTGGCGGGCGGCAAAGGCATGAGATTGCGGCCATTCACGTACTCACTACCCAAGCCTTTGATGCCGGTGGGAAAGTACGAGGCCGCCCGGCCGGTGTTGGCGATCCTGCTCGAACGCTTATCAGCCTGCGGGTTCAAGCGCGTGATCGTGTGCGTGGGACATCAGGCGGAGTTGATAAAAACCTATTGTGGGAATGGCGATAAATGGGAGGTCGAGATTCTCTATTCGGAGGAGAGCGAACCTCTGGGTACCGCCGGCCCGATCCTCAAATGTCACCGGGCCGGGCTTCTGGATGAGCCATTCATCTCCGTCAACGGGGACACCATCACCGACCTCGATTTCGGCGCGCTCCACGATTTTCACATCGAAAGGCCCGAGCTCGTCACGGCCGCGGTGACGAGGCGCCGCCAGAAAATAGATTATGGAATAGTGAGCGTGACCAAAGGAGACCCGCCGATAATAAAGAGATGGCGCGAGAAACCCGAGTTGCTCCTGCCGGTGGCCATGGGCATCTACGCCATTTCCCCCGAGGCCCTGGAGCACCTGCCTCCGGGCTGTTCCGATATGCCGGATCTGGTTCAATCGAACGTCACCGCGGTCTATTATCACGATGGGGAGTGGCTCGACATAGGCAGGCCAGAAGATTATTCCAGGGCATGTGCGGGCTTCGAAGCGGAAGACGGTACAACCTCTGGATCGGGCCTGCCCGCGGGCACATGTCCGCCCGCCGGAGGCGTTGATTGAAATGCGATCCAACTACGAGAGGAACAAGATTCGGGCCCGCGTGCGGGAGCAGGCGAAGAGGAGGCCGGCCGGCGTGGCAAGGCACGATATATTGATCTCGACACACGGCTGCCTGTGGGGCGCCGACAACCTCAGCGCACTTTTGCAAAGGCGCGGGATGTCCGCTGCGGTGGTGCGAAAGCCCCACCAGTGCGATCTCAAGATCATGCTCGGCTGGTATAGCAACAACAATTCCGAGGAAAACCACTGGGCGGAGATGAAAATGGCTCGCCGGAAAGTCATCTGGTGGGTCGGCACCGACTTGATGTGGCTGGAAGCGGCCCTGGGCGGGGCGGGCCAATCGCTGAAAGATCATCCGAGGATAAAGAAGCTCAATAACGAGGGCGTCGAGCACTGGGCCGAGTGGGGGCCATCGGCCGAGAGGCTGCGGGCCTGCGGGATCGAGAACGTTCGGATAGTGCACCTGCCCACCCGGAAGCGCTACGAGCCGATGCCGCTTCCGGAAAAATTCACCGTCGGGATTTATTGCTACGACTCGAGGTCAGGTTTTTACGGCGAGGAGATCGTAAAGCGGGCCGCGGCGCTATCCCCTGAGACGCGCTGGATGATCTACCCCAGGCGGCGCGCCGAGTCGCGCGGCAACATCGATTACGTAGCGAGGGTGGATGCGGAGGACGTGGATAAGCTCTATGCCAGGCAAAGCCTGCACGTGAGATGCGTCATGAGCGACGGAATGCCCCAGGGGCCAATGGAAGCATGTATGGCCGGTCGGCCGGTAATCTACAACTTCGCCCCGCTGCCCTACGTCGAGCATATGCCCGATATGACGCCTCAGAAGCTGGCCCGCATGGTCGAGCGGGTGAGGCAGAACCAGCGCCGCGGCGCGGCCTATAACCGGAAGGGAAGTGAATACTGGAGAGAGAGGAACGACCCTGAAAAGCTGATCGCCGAGATCGAGAGGATAATGAAATGAGGAGGGAGCCTCCGTACCGGAACAAGCCTGAAAACGATGTGGATGAATCATGAAACTTATTGAATGCCCTATCTGCAATTACAAGGTTTCGAGTTTCGACTCCTATAGAGGACGGATAAACGCCCGTTGTCCTGGATGCGGAGTGATGGAGCGCCACCGGCTTCTGTGGCTCTATTTGCGTGATGAGCTGAAAGTCGGCTCCACCCCTATAAGAATTTTGGACATCGCGCACATGGAGCCCATGGCCGAGAGACTGCGGGCCATGCCAAAGGTCAACTACATCACCCTAGATCGCGATCCCGACCGCTGGCCGGACATCACCAACAACGTGGAGAACATGGTCAACGTGCCCGATTCGAGCTTTGATCTCATCCTTTGCTCACACGTGCTTGAGCACGTGGAGGACGACCGGAAGGCTCTGTCCGAGCTACATCGGATAATACAGCCGGGCGGCATTCTTCTGGTCATGGTCCCCTGGGACCCGTCGAAGAAAAAAACCGTCGAGGCACCGGGCGCGGGCCCGGCCGAGCGCCGTCGCAGGTTCGGCGATCCTGCGCACGTCCGGATGTACGGGCGGGACATCAGCCGGAGGATCGAAGATGCGGGCTTTTCGGTCGAGATGATCCGCTACGGCGCGCGGATCAAAAGGGAGAAGGCGAAAAGGCACGCGATCGATACCAGCGAAGAGCTGTGGGTGGCGGCCAAGAGGCGGCAGCCAGGTAGGGCCCGAGCCACTGGGCATGAAGAATCACAAAGGCCGGCTTCGGGCCTGCCAGCCGGGGCATCCCGGCCGGGCGCGCGCCGGCAAGGGAGGAATGAAAGAATGGCAAAACGTAAATCGCGCAAGGAAATTCTCGAGATGTTCGCCAGGCGGGCCCAGGGCATGATAGACGCCTATCCACCGCGCACGGCCAATACCTATAACCTGGCCAATGAATGCGTACAGCAAGAGCCCGAAAAAGTATTCGAGCTTGCAAAAGTAATGTACGTGGAAAAGCCGATCTCGTCAGTGCTCGATCTCGGCTGCGGCATCGGCCGCTGGTTCCGCTTCTGGGTGCTTGGGGTGGGTGCGAAAAAGATCACCGGCATCGAGCCGGTCGAAGCCCTGGCGCTCGAGGCTGACCGCAGGTTCGGGGCCGACCCCAGCATCGAAATCATCATGGGAGAACTTTCCGACCTCGACAACCGCTCGACAAAGGACGGCGGACTCGGCCGCAGATCGTGGGACCTGGGTTTTACCTTCACCGTGCTGGGACACGTGCCACCGTCAGAGATCAAAGAGACGGCGGACATCCTAAAAAAGCGGACCAAGCGCCTCATGCTGATCGAGCCGGTGCAGGGAGACTGCTTCTGTGACTTCACTTTCCGGCATGATTACCAGAAGCTGTTCGGCAGACCCAAATTTCAACGCATGGTTGACCGCTGGAAAGCCGTCATGATTTTTTAGCAGGCACGTGCCCGCACCCGTACCCGAGGTGATCCTATGAGCAAACTTGAAGATAGTGGTCCAAGCCAGTCAAAGGGAGCGGACAAGCGCCCGCTGATAAGTGTGATCGTTACGGTTCGCAACCGGCCCGTATACACCGAGGAATGCCTGGAGCGGCTAGCGCAGCAGGAGATGCCCAAAGATCTGTACGAAGTGGTGGTGGTGGACGACGCCTCTGATGACGGCAAAACGCCGGAAATGTTGGTGAGAAAAATCGATGAGCTGAAGCGGCGCGGTTATTCAGCGCGGCTCTATCTTTTGCAGCAGCATGGAGGACCCGGCAAGGCCAGGAACTTCGGCAATCGCTGGGCTCGAGGCGACATAATCGTGGTGCAGGATTCGGATGACGTGTCGCTTTCAGGCCGGCTCTCGATCATCGCCCGTTGGTTCGAGACCCATCACGACCGCGACCTCTTCTGGTCCGGGGCGCACCTGGTGGACCGCAATCTCAGGCATCAGCATTACCAACATGCGCGGCCCACGCAATGGGATTATCTCGAGCGCCAGCAGGACATCTGGCATCCGACCATGGCGTACAGGCGGAAAATTCTCACCTGCTGCTGCGGGCTGATCGAGTATTCCGAGGACATGGCCGACGTGGATTATGGCTTCCTGCTTGCGGCCAAAAAAGCCGGAATCAAATACGGCTGCTACGACCAGGCCCTGATACTTTATCGCCAGCATTCGAGGCAGATCAGCCGCGCCCAGCATGGACTCCAGCAGAAGCTGGCTCGGGAGAAAAGAAAAGCATGGTAAACAACTTCTTTATTCTCTTTGTGGCCCGTAGCGGCTCGACCTGGCTGGGGAAAATACTCTCGGCCCATCCGGATGTGCTTTTTCATCAGCACTGCTGGATGAACTCGAAGGGGAGGCTGACCGAAGGGCAGAAGCGCCATTTCGCGCGCGATCTCAGACTGCTGGCGCAGAACAGAACGCGCCAGTACGACTGCAGACCGTACTTTTCGCAGCCTCATCCCGGCAGCCCGTTTGCCATGGTTGTAAAGGATTCGCACGCGGCCCAGGAGCCGGAGCTGTGCGCAAAACATGGCCGGCTGATCGTTCTGATACGCGATCCGAGGGCGGTGGTGAACTCACTGATCAACCACTATCGGCCCGGTCATTACGGCATGGCCTCGAGCGCCGAGCGCTGGGCCGAAAGGAATGGAAAATATCTCGAAATGGTGGAGGAAGATCCTGAAAAGGCCATCCTGGTGCGCTACGAAGATCTGGCCAACCCCGGCAAGACGGCACGGGAGATCAGGAGGCTGATCAAATGGATGGGACTCAGGCGCGACAATGGGCTAGTGAAATTCGCCGAGTCGAGCCAGTCATCGCACGATCCGCATCACTTGGCGATCACCAAAGATCCTGATATTACACTCAACTCGTGGAGACGCGAATTGTCCGAGATAGGCAAAAAAATTGTGGCGGATGCGGTGGCCGGATCGAGGGCAGGGAGGCTCTACGGGCTGTGAGAATCATCTGGATCACAGGGATGCCCAGGTCGGGCACCTCGTGGCTGGGAAAAATATTCGCCGCCCATCCCGAAGTGCTCTACCACTTCGAGCCGTTCGATGACAAACCCGAACGGAAGAAAAATCCGCACAGTTTGAAATTCTACGGCCTGATCGACAAAATCCAGCAAGTCGAGCGAAGCAGGGCAGAAGTCAGACAGGCCATGCTCTATAGCGCGCTGGAGCAATTCTGGCGCGTGCGCGATCACAACCTCGATCGCGAGCCGTACTTCGGACAGCCCGATCAGCCGAGGATGATGGTCATCAAAAGCCCGAAAATCATGCCTGTCGCTGATGTGGCGGCTCATTTCGGGCAGATCATATACATCATGCGCGATCCGAGAGCGGTGATCTCCAGCCTGTGGAGGACGCAATTCGGCAAATCCTACCCGGCAGCGGGCACAGCAAGACGATGGGCACAAAGGAGTGACCATTTCCTGGCCCTGGCCGAGTCGAGCCCGGAGCTCTATACAATCGTCCGGTTCGAAGAGCTGGTGAAATTCCCAGTCGAGATGGCGAAAAAGCTTTGTGAGTGGGCTGATTTGCCCTGGGCGATCGAACAGGAGCGCTTCATCAGCCGATCGCACCAGGGTCATCGCAATCATCCACACGCAGTGATCAAAAATCCCGACCGCGTGCTGGGAGCGTGGAAAAAACACCTCAGCGGCGCGGCGCAGCGGATAGTGGTGAATAATGTAGCCGGATCAAGCGCCTGGCGGAAACTATATACGGAAGGAGAGAACCGATGAGAAGCTGGGATGTGCCGTTTTATGTGCCGTATGTGGACGATCGGGAAAAAGAGGCCCTGGCTCGGGTGATCGACTCGAAAAACCTCTCAATGGGAGAGGAAGTCGAGGCGTTCGAGAAAGAGGCGGCTCATGTCCTTGGCGCGCCGGAAGGACATGAGTGTGTGGCTGTTTCGAGCGCTACGGCAGGGCTTTATCTGTTGCAGCAAATTCTTTTCAACAATCCCGAGCATCCTGAATCGAGGGCTGTGGCTGTACCTAATTTGACTTTTTGCGCCACCATCAATTCGGTGCTTGCCGCGGGGAACAAACCCGTAATCTGCGACGTGGATGACAAAGGCATCATGTTGTGTCCAGAAGAACTTAATCTGGATGGGGCGATATATGCAACGTATGCAGGATATTTGCCGGAAAACCTGCCTCATTCTGTCCTGGTAGACCAGGCTCACAGCTTTCAGTCGGGCGCGTATAGGGAAAACTCGGTCTGGAGCTTTTACGGCAACAAGAATATCGCCGCTGGAGAAGGGGGACTGATTGGTGTCGACTGTTATATCGGCACAGAATTGCGCCGGATGAGAGATCACGGAAGATACATGCCTGATGCAGTCACGCATCCAGGCAGCTTGAATTTCAGAATGAGCGAGCTTCAAGCCGCGGTACTCAGAGTGCAGCTCGAAAAATTGCCCGAGATCATGGATCACAAGGATCGGATCAGGGCGATCTACGATGAGAAGCTCAAGCGGCATGTGATGATCCCTGATGTGCTAACCACTCATCTATATTGGATCAGGGTACCAAGCGAAAAGCGCGACCGGATAAAGGCATTCATGATCGGGACCGGAATCGAGTGCTCAATTCATTACAAGCCTTTGAGCCGGTTCGATTGCTATAAAAAATACGTGCCTGATGGCGCTGATTTATCCTTTTCCGAGAGTTTTGGGGCGGAAGTTTTAAGCCTTCCTTTCTGGCCCGGCATGAGCGATAGGAACGCCGAATTTGTCGCCGATATCTTGCTGGAAGCGCTCAAGCTTGCTTAAATGATAACAGTGCAATTTCACTGAGTGAAAATATTTTTGCACTGAGTGAACTTTTCCAAATGACGACTTTTGACAATTTTCAGCGGCAACTTTTGACGCGCCGCTCCACGGTGGAAAGCTTGAGAATGGTCACCCCCGGCTGGATTACTGCGTAGCCTCCCTCCGGGTTCACCGAGAGGATGCTGTCCATGGATGCGAGCTTCCCGGAGCAGGCGGCCGAGGGATACCAGCAGTGTTACAAGGGCTCGGAGGACATGACACGGGTGCTGATGCTGGAGCGGCGCGTCAAAAGTTGCCGCTGAAAATTGTCAAAAGTCGTCATTTGGA